CTTGATTCGAAGCTCCTGGTCACCCCCCGTGTTTGCACACAGGCCATAGCTTATTGCACCTCGCTGAGATGCCGTACACACCCACATGGCCTCGATCAAAACCATGCGTTCCTCAGTCCATAAGGACAATACATATGCATTAATACATGAAACTATTTGTAATATTACCAATTATGACCTCTTTTCGGGGTACGTGGTCCTACCAGGGGCAATAAGGTCTTAGCCCCTTCCACGTAACAACGCCTTCATATCACAATACCTAATTTTTTATTTTATTTGTTGTTATAATACATGAACATATGTAGTGCTAAATTTCATCTTTCTAAAGGTAGCCACTCGCGTGACATTTCAAGAACCTAAACACTCCACAACTATTGAGTAGTTGCTATAAGAGCGGCACCGTACCTAATCAGCGCAACATCGAAGGCGTAACTGCCAGCAGTGGTGGTGGCAGTTCGAACAAATAACTGCCCTGTACCAGCACCATTGACTGCTGCCTCCAACGAATTATACGGTGTGAGAGTTGTACCAATGACAACCAAATACACAGTGATGCCACCTACAAGACCAAATCCTGAAGTTGACACCGCTAGCGTTGTGACGTTTGTGCGGGTGACTGTACCAACATTGACATAGTTAGCTAAGGTTGAACCGGCACCCGCCGTACTCCCAGCCACATCCAGAACGGCACGATAAATCGTACCGTTCGGGATGGTACTGAGAGCAAGAGCGTTGGCCGGGTCAGAAAGTACCACATCGTCATTAACCGAATTGACTGCGACACTATCAACTAGTGTCATACGCAGCCCGGGCCCAGTATAAATGGGTAACGATGTGGAGTGTGGTTGGAAGATAGTACTCACAAACTCACACTCATAGTCGGCATAAATATAACCGACTTGGCCTGCCACAGATGTTTGGGTAAACACCTGCAACTCCTCAGCTACCGAATCATCAGGATCAATGGTGGTGGCTGGATCTACCAACTTCCACACACCATCACAATCGATGTCGATATAATTCTCCATCCACAACGGACCCATGGTTGCATTACCTTGGGCCATGGCTCGCTGGAGAAACGTGCCTGTATTTGGGTTCAGCACCGGTTCGCTTACACTGGTGCTGCTCGTCAGAATCACCTGACCTGCCGTGGCAGTCGAGACTTTGGGCACATAATGAATGCGCAATCTCTTCCACCGATACTTCTCATAACTACGCGCTAAGTTGCCCAAAAACGTCCCAACAAAATATGCAGGACTGAGCAATGCGCTTTTGCCGACACCAAAGTCGGCAACTCCATTACCCTCAACAGGGTTTAGGAAGTCGGTACCGTGGAGTGTGGCACCATCCTTAGCGTGCACCAACTTTGGTGTTTGCTGTCGAATGATGGTGCCAAACGATACTGGTGCACCTCCGCGTTTGACTTGCACAGTATCGTTTTGTGGGCGCCCCGTTTTGGCTGCGCCCCGTAGCTTTGTGTTTTTACTTACCATTTCTTTTTGTAACTCAATTTTTGTAGGAATCCGTTTATCAACGGACCGAAAGAGACCCTGAAGTCCGACCGCCAGCCCTGCCGCAGTTCGTGCAACACCACGTCCAACGTTCTCACGAGCGAATAGAAGATCAGCAGATCTAAGATCTCCACCATCCGCATAGGTGAAATCGTGTTGACGGCATGTTTCATCAAACTCACTAGTAGCAGGAGCATAGCCGCGTCGAGACGCCTGGACTCGACCATTCGACCAATAAGGCCCACACCACATTAATACGGTGCGGACAAGATTTGCTCAAATTTATCGATGTGGTTCATGGCATGGTTGTACTCCAACGTCCCGTAGTACTCCTCCAATGCCACCTGTTCATCGGGCGTTAACCCCCAGGCACTCATAAAAGCGACGCGTGTTTCTGGCAAGATTGGAGCCTCTCTCGCCTCCAGCCGTTGGGCGAGGAATCGTGCACCACTACTCATGTGTACACTTTCCCCAACCCCACTACTGATGCCAGAACGCATGTAGAACTTATAGAATTCTTGCATCACTGGCACCCCACTCGTCAGAGCCAAACCACACTCTCCCACAGCCCACATCCATTTCCTAACACTACTCTCAGTGTTCAATGGCAAAAAGGTGCAACTGTCCTTCTCACGAGCCTTGTCAAAATTGCGAACCATTACTGGACCGCGTACGGTGGGTAAACACCGCATCTGGCAAAACTCGACTTGAGCCAACTCAAAGACTGGCTCCTCAACAACCATGCGAAACCCCAGATCCAAAAACCATGAATCTAGACCTTCTGCAAAATGACTGTAGTGTTCCTGCTCCATGAACACCACACAGTCATCACCGTTGTTAATGAATTTAATGTGGACCCCCTTCTCTTGGGCATAACTCCACACCATGGCACACATGATCAAACAATTACCGAGTGCTGTGTTCATGTCGCCGCTAAACCTGCGCCCACGAACTCGATATTGCAACTTACCATCATCACAATATCCAACACCACGGTTGTTGACCTGCATATCCAACAACCTGCTCAACTCAGGATCGTTGTATAGCATCTGGTAAAAACTGTGTTCCCATTGCAACATTTCGGCACTCACATGCATGTCGAATTTTGTTGCATCCATTCCAACGGCACATGGCCGTGAAAAGCTGTTCCATTTAGACTCCATAGCTACACCCAGCTCCTCCACGTTCACCCCCTTTGCAACAACGATGTCGGAGTCCCCAAACACACGTGCAATCGCATGATAGATACGGTGCTCAATGTGTTTGAGATAGGTTCCAACACCAATGTTGTAAATCTGGTGACGTGGCTGAATGCAGCGTGGGGCCTTATTTGGTGGCACTTTTTCACACTTCACAAAAGCTACGCTTACAGCATGCCTCTTAGAGACACCAGCAGCAATATACTCATCCAATGCACTTTCGTAAATCTTCTTCTTTCGACCCTGAAACAGCTCAACGAACTCAATCGGACTCTGTCTGAGTGGTCTAGATCCGAAGCATCTACGAAGTTTGTACTTGAAGGTATTAAGCCGGGCGTCAATGGTCCGTCTGTCAACACAAGGTGGTTCAACAAATGAACCCTCCACCTTGCAATAAAACATCCGTTCCAGCAATGCTGCGCTCAACGTGTGTACGTCGGAGTTGTTAATTTTTAAAGTTCGTTCACTACCGCCAACCCCGGCTAAAACGTGTAACGAACGAACTTTTGGCTCGGCCTGGATAAGCTTGACGGACAAGCCTTTGTGGGTCAACTGAGATCGATGACTCACACCGTCAAGCGTAACCAAGCCCCCTCAGCAACGTCCAGCGGTGAAGGACAAACCTGTCCACCGCTGGATTCGAAGCCACGCTGCCCACCCAGTGGACAACCTACGTGCTTCGATGTCATAGTTGCTAGGGATGAACACAGTCTCAACAATAGTTGGTAACATAGTGTTCATGTGGGATGGTCGCACCCCATGGGTTTTCATGAGCTTGACAGCAACTCTACGCACTGCCTTCTCATTAGCGTCGTTACGAACCGGTACGCCAAATGTCAAACGACATTCCGCAATTACCGTGTTCATATATGGAACACGTTTAGCACGTTCCACACGACGATGATGGTCAACCTCAACCTTAGTGAGGTTCAATCTGGCCACCCCCCGCACAGGATCAACCAAATTGGAGCATTCTGTTGGCTCCTTTTCCATCACCTTGATTGGAGACTCACCAGATGTTACTGACCCATCAGCAACAACTGGGCACACTAAATCCCCAATCATAATGGTGCCATCGGCACCAGCGACCTCAGGGGTAACTGCTATGACCTGCAGTTCCCCATCCCCTTCCCGACGGCCATCGTCGGAGACGAAGTCGGTGGCCAACATATCCACCTCTTCGTCCAACAGATTTTTCAGTTTACACTCCTCCAGTGCAACTAAGGTGTTCTGATAAACACCATACAGCGCGATGCAACCGACACCCGCCAGTGCCGCATATTTTGCAAAGCGCATACCAAACTTCATATTACTCGAAACAACTTTGTCCCGTAGGATGGGAGGAAACATTTGGTATTGGTGACTCCTTCTATCGATAGTGTATTG